GGTTGGCGTCGATGCTGACGCGCTACAGGACGTGACGAAGGGCGGTCAACTGGCCGCTATGTCCGCCGCGTCGAAGAAAGTCGAGCTGGTGGCCCGGCTACTCGGTGAGGGCGTCAAGGATGTTTTCTTGAAGATCCACGGCCTGCTGCGTCGGCATCAGGATCAGCAGATGCAAGTCATGCTGACCAATAAGCAGTGGCTCACCGCCAATCCGCAGGACTGGAGCGAGCGCACCGAGGTGGTCGCAAACGTTGGACTCGGTTCCGGCAACCGCGAGGAAGCGCGGGCGAACGTGCAATTGCTCGGCACCGCGCAGGGTCAATTGGCACAGTTCGGCTTGGTCGGCCCGAAGCAAGCCTACAACACGTTCCGCACGATGGCGCACCTCCTGGGCTTCGAGAATCCCACTGAGTTCGCCATGGACCCGGATTCGGAAGAATTCAAGCAGTTCCAGCAGCAACAGCAGCAGAAGCCGCCTCCGCCGAACCCGCAAATGCAGGTCGCGCAAGTCAAAGAGCAAGGCGCCACGCAGCGCGCTCAACTGGACGCGCAAACGGCCCAAATGCAGACACAGAGCCAACAGGCCGCTGATAACGTGAAATTGCAAGCGCAGGTAGTTCAAGCGCAGGCCGGCGAGCGGTCGGCGCAGCTTAAGGCGCAGGCTGAAATCTTGCAGACTTATCACCAGGGCGGTGCGGATCGGAACGTCCAGGCCGCGCAGATGCAGTCTGAGGAGTGGCAGACCATGGTTAAGGTCATCGGCCAGATCGTGGCGCAGCAGCTCAAGAATGATGCAGCGGCAAATGCCGGACAAGTTCTGAATCAGGATATGGACGAGGTGAAAAATGGCTATTGATGAAGATATCGCACGGGGTGGCGAAGCGGCCCAAGTGCTGGACTCACCCGTCTTCATCGCAGCCAAGCAGGCTATCGCAGAAGGCATTCAACGCCAGATGCGCAGCGTACCACTGTCCAATCAAGACATGCACTCGCGGTTGATCATGCTGGTGCAAGTGTGGGATCAGCTGGAAAAGTACCTTGAGCAGATCAAACAGAGCGGCCAGATTGCGCAATTCCAAGTGGTTCAGGAAGAAGAACGCCGAAACAAATTCAAGCTTTGGGGCAACTGAAATGGACGAAAAGACAATCGAAGTATTGCGGATCGAAATCGCGAAGCTGGAAGTCGGCCCCGGTCAGTGCCTGCTGGTGAGCGGCGTCAAGCAAGAGGATTGCCCGCGCGCGACCGCAGCGTTGCAACAATGCTTACCCGCTGGCGTGAAAATCATCTTTGCGCCGCCGGATGTTTATTTCTCAGTGATTACAGCATCGGGTTACGAGTCATAACGCGCCTTAGCGCGCAATTCGATTAACCAGATTCCCTACTTGACTCACTTCGGTGGGCCTTTTTTATTTGAGGTATTGCCATGAGCGACGTGCAAGCGACCACCCAAGCAACGGGCGTTGCAGATATCGGTTCCGAGGGTCATTTCGAGAGTTTGTATGAAGCCGGGGCATTCGAACCCGAAAAGCGTACCGAGACGGCTCCCGAAGGAGTCGCGCCAGAAGTGAACCAAGGCCAAGATCAGGACACGCGTACAGGCCCCAAGATCGGCGATAAAGCGGATGAAACCGCCGCCGTGACCCAAGATGACCCCAAGGTAGCGGCAGGCCAGCAGGCGGCAGAGGAAACCCCTTCGTACCAATCTCTCGATGAGATGCTGACGGCGCTCAAGGTAGATCCGCTATCGGTCCGCGCATTGCCAGTGACGGTGAAGATTGACGGCGTGGAAAAGGCGGTACCGCTCGAAGATGTGATCAAGTCTTTTCAGTTGGAAGGCCACGTCAATAACAAGTCGATTGAGCTTTCCAACCTCAAAACCCAGTTCGAGCAAGAGCGCCAGGCCGTGCGCCAACTCGCCCAGCAACAGGTCCAACAGAACCAGGCCATGGGCAATATGGCAATGCAGATGCTGAACCACGACTTCCAAAAAGTCGATTGGAACGCGCTGCGCCAGCAGAACCCGGCCGAATATGCCGCGCTGCACGCCGAGTTCGGCCAGCGCCAAAACCAGATTCAAAACCTCTTGCAGACCGTGCAGAACCAGACGGCGCAGGAAGCCCAATTGCAGCAGCAAGCCCAGGCTCAATCGCAGAGCCAGCAACTTATCGCGGAAAGCGAGCGATTGATGGGTGCGCGCCCGGAGTGGCGCGACCAAGCTGCGTTCGCCAAAGACAAAGAGATGATTGCGCAGTACGCCCGCACCACGGGGTTTAAGGATGCCGAGCTTAACCAGATATTCGACCACCGTTACATGCTGATTTTGCATGATGCGGCGCGGTATCAGGCGCTCCAAGCAGCTTCGCCCCAGGTGTTGAAACAGGTTCGGCAAGCGCCTCCCATGGCGAAACCGGGATCTCGGTCGAACACCAATCCAGACGAGGCTCGACGCAACTCAGCGATTGAGCGATTCAACCGTAACCCACGAGATCAGGACGCGCAAGCCGCGATGTTCGATGTGCTCGGTGGGTAACTGATCTAGGAGAACCGAAATGTCGGTCCCAGCCAATACGTTTCAGACGTACACGCAGAAAAACATCCGCGAAGATTTGATCGATGCGATCTACAACGTGGACCCGTTTAAAACCCCTTTGCTGAACATGGCAAAGAAAGATAAGGCCCAGCAAACCTATCACGAATGGGATACGGACTCGCTGGCCGCCCAGAACTTGGGCAATGCTGCAATCGAAGGTGATAACCCGACGAGCCAGACGCTCACGCCAACGGCTCGGATGGGCAACAACACACAGATCAGCACCAAGACCGTCCAGATTTCCGGCACGTCGCAGTCCGTTGTCGCCGCCGGTGGCTCGAACAAGATGGGCTATCAACTCTTGAAGAAGTCCAAAGAGTTGAAACGCGACATGGAAGGCATCTTGACGTACAACAATGCGCGCACGGCCGGCACCTCGACCACCGCACGCACGTTGGCCGGCTTCCCGACGTGGCTCTACACCAACACGGTGTTCCAGACCGGCGGCTCGCCCAGTGGCGCGAATCCTTCGTTGAATGCCAACGGTTGGACGGATGGCACCAGCACCCGGACGTATAACAGCGCCACCACGGCCATCACCGAAGCGCAGGTTAAGACGGTGCTGCAAGACGTGTACAAAGCGTCTGGCGAATGTCCGGAATATGCCCTGGTTTCACCGGCCAACAAGCAGAACATTTCGGCATTCAGCGGTCCCGGCACGCGTTTTATCGAAGTCGAAGATAAGGTGCTGCAGACGGCCGTCGATGTGTACGAATCGGATTTCGGCGATGTGAAAATCATCCCCGATATCTTCCTAGCACACACGGGCGATTGCTTCTTCATCAACCCGAACTATGTGCGCGTGGCATATCTGCGTCCGTTCCAGACCATTCCGCTGGCGAAGACGGGTGATAGCGACCAGAAGATGCTGTTGGTCGAGTACACGCTCCAAATGGGCAATGAGCACGCCCACGGTGCGATCTACGACACCACCGGCTAATCGTTTCTCCTGAGTGTGTCTTGGGGCGGCTTCGGTCGCCCCTTTTTTCAGGATTCAATTTTTTAGGGGATTCAAATGACTGGCTCAGTAATCACGGCAGGCACCACGCGCACACAAGCGGGCGCCACGCCGATCACATCGAATATCTCAACCATCAACACCTCGACCGCGGCGACCGCTGGCACGAACCTGGGTGACGGCGTTGCATTGCCGCAGGTCAGTTCCGGCACCGATACCGTATATCTCATCAATAACACGGCTAATCCGGTGCAGGTATATGCATTCAACGGCAGCACCGACACCATCAACGGTATCGCTGGATCGACGGGGGTAGCGTTGTTTCCCTACAGTTCCACGACGCTCGTCGAAGCCTCGCCGGGTTCATGGCAATCGCTGGCGGATACCTCGACCTCGGTCGGGTTCACTGCCAATACCTCGACGGCCGCCGCAACGCTTACGGCCGCTTCGGTCACGTCCGGCGAAGAAATCGCAATTGTCAATATGTCGGGCACGCTGGCAGGCGCAGCAGCACTTACGCTCCCCACGGCGGCCGCGGTTTTGTCTTCGATGGCTTCCCCGGCGGTTGGTTCGTCATTCCTCCTGCGTGTTCTTAATTCCGGTGCTGGCGCATTCGCATGGACTGTAACGACCGCGACGGGTTGGACGTTGACCGGCAGCATGGCGGTCGCCAACCTGACCTCGGTTGATTTCGTCGCCACCGTAACGAGTGCCACAACGATGACCTTGCAACGCGCCGGCACTGGCGTTGCTCCGTAAGTCGTAAAAGTCTATCTACGCTGCATCCTGAGCGCCTTCCGAGGCGCTCTTTTTATTGGAGTATCCGACATGGGTTGGCTTCCTGTATCGCCCTGGCGCCCGCTAGCCGGAAAGGGCCAAAATCTTACGATCGGCGCCGCCTCCGTGGCTTCAACGGCCTTCGGTGACAGCGTACAAGCCGTGCAAATCTCGGCCATTGGCGGGAATTGTCATGTCGCCGTGAGCACCGCGCCCACCGCCGTCACTACCGACATGCTGGTGAAAGCCACTGATCCTCCGCTGATCGTGCGCATTGCTCCTGGTGAGGAAATCGCGTGCATTCAGGACGGTTCCTCGACTGGCACGCTCAACATCATCGAAATCACGCACTGAGCGGGCACGACCATGAAAGCGACCAACGAAGACGGGATGCGGACTGCGTATCACGAGGAAGGCGGCAAGATCATTGTCAGCTACGAGCAGGATATCGAGGCGGTGCTTAAGGCTTGCCACGAAGAGCGGCAAGCTCGGTCGGTCTTCGATAAGAAGGGCGACATGCATAAAGTGATGACGGTGCCCCGCGTGGTGATCATGAAGATCTGCGAGCAAACCGGCTTGAACTTCTTCGATTCCAACGACGCCAAGGAAATTATGAAGATCCTGAGGCGGCCGGAGTTCGCCGCCTTCCGTGTCTATCCGGGGAAAATCTGATGCAACGCTATATCAACAATGTCGCCGGGCCGACTGGCGCACCCGTGGCGAACGCATCGGTTCAGGTCAACCTTTACCCATCCGGCGCATCTGCTGCGATCTACTCGGACAATGGCGTGACGCATGTTTCAAATCCGCTGACGACCGATCAGAACGGTGCTTTTTCCTTCTATGCGGCAGATGGTCATTATCAGCTAGTGATTTCTGGCGCCAACATTGTTTCCGCGACATTGAACGACATCATCCTGCTCGATATCGTTCCTGCGGACCTTCCCACTTCATTGCCGGCAAGTGCCGGTGTGACGTGGAATAACGGCGGCGTTCTCTCGGTATCCTGATCATGCTAAAACGAATTCTTGTCGCATTGTCGCTCGCGCCGCTACTGGCGTTCGGCCAGAGCCTTCCGTCGCCGACATTCAACAACACCACGACCAATACCCTAACGGTCAATAACACGTTCACGGCGACCGGGAAAATCTCGCTGCCGAGTCTCGCCGTTCAAGCGGCGAATACCGTTGTCGCAAATGCAACGTCCACATCGGCCTCGCCTACTGCGATAGCGATTCCGAGTTGCAGCGCCGCGGGCGATGCACTGGGATATACGAGCGGTACTGGGTTGACGTGCTTCACTGGATATGTACCGTTATCATCGATCACCGGGCGCCTGCTGAATATTCAGGTATTCACGTCGAGCGGGACCTATACGCCGACAACTGGAGCAAACTCAGCGGTAATTTTTGCTGTCGGTGGCGGTGGCGGTGGCGGTGGTGCGGGAGCAACAGGCTCCACCCAGGCGGCTACCGCCGGGCCTGGCTCATCTGGATCGTGGGGAGTCGCCCGAGTTACCACGCTATCGACACAGACCGTCACAATTGGGGTTGCTGGACTCGCCGGGGCATCTGGTGCAAATGCGGGTGGAACGGGCGGACAAACAAGCATTGGGACATGGCTTGTATGTCCCGGAGGGCTTGGAGGCGCTGCCGGGGTGCCCACCGTTTTTGCCAATGTGACAATAACGGCGGTTCCGGGCGGGTTAGGTTCAATAGCAACATCAAGCGCCACCCTTCTTTATGGCACGCAAGGAGTATCGGGAGGGATCCCGTTCTGGAGTTATAACGGCAGCGGATTTATTCCAGCAAGCGGAGGCAGTAGCCCATTCGGCAGTGGAGGATTTTCTACCAGCGGAAATTCCGCTGGTACTACAGGGAGTGGACATGGTTCCGGCGGGTCGGGCGCCATTCAAGGTGCCTCCAACGTGGCGAACGCTGGCGGATCGGGCACTGCCGGCATAATCATCGTCTACGAGTACAGCTAATCATGACGATTTTTGTTCAGCCGGTCGCGAGTGGAATCCCGCTCGGGGTAGCGGGCGTCTACGATTATTTCTCGCTGAGCCAGTCTGTGCAGGATTGGTTTGCGCGGTCGGATCTGTCGAACTATATCGATTATTTTATTCAAAAGGCCGAACAAGCTATTTACCGCGATATCTTCACGGCGCATCAGGGAACAGGCACCAAAGACCTTGAAACCGCACTCAGCACGACCATCAACGCCAGCGGCCAAGTCCCATTGCCAACCGGCTATCTTGGCCTGAAATACATGCTGGTCAGCGCATGCGGTCAAACCTTTCAATTAAACCGGCGCAACGCTGAGTTCATTTATACCCAATATCCAAGCCGCACGCCGGATAGTGTTCCGGCCTATGTGGCCCGCGACGGTCAGTTTTTCAGCTTCGGGCCGTTCCCGGATGCGGAATATGCAATCACCGGCATTTACTGGCAGAAGTTTGCGCAACTCACCTCAACAAATACGGTGACATGGATGACGGCGACCATTCCCGACGTGCTGCTCGCCGCTGCCTGCAAAGCTGCCGCACAATTTAATCGCGATGACGAGGGCATTCAGTTATGGGACGGCGAGTATAAGGCTGGTCTGGAAGCCTATCTAATGGCTGACCGCGCCGAAGAACTCTCGGGGTCATCCTTTGCTATGGTGGCTGGCTGACATGATGCTCGCTATTGCCGATTTTGCGCCGGACTTGCCGCAAAACAATGCCGAGGGCAGTTCGGTCAATGTGGTGAATCTGTATCCGCGCACAGCGGAATCATGGGCGCCGGTCAATAGCCTGGCTTCATACAGCACCAACTCACTGGCCTCGACGTGCCTCGGTGCTATCGTCGCGCAAGATACGGGCGACAACGTTTCGGTTTTTGCGGGTGATATATCCAGCCTATACCTGCTTGCGCCTGGCAATCCAGCTTGGCAGAAAATCAATACCGGCATGACGCTGCCCGCGGGCGAGCTATGGTATTTCACTCAATATGGGCAGGCGGTGCTGGGCGCTGGATGGTCGCAGCCGCTCCAGACTTACACGCTTAATTCCAGTTCCGCCTTTACCAATCTTGCCACGGCCGCACCGCAAGCCCGGTATATCACAACGATTCGCGATTGGGTGATGGTCGGCAACACATTCGATACGGTTAATGGTGATCAGCCGCAGCGCGTGCAATGGTGTGCGATTAATGACCCCACGACATGGCCGCCCGAGGGCAGCAATGCCGAAGCGGAAGTGATGGCCGGGTCGCAGATCATTCCCGGCGACCAGGGCTGGTTAATGGGTTTGGTTGGCAACCTCGGTAACGCTGACGGCGCGATTTTCTTTGAGCGGGCTATCTGGCGCGTGATTTTCCAGGGATCGCCCACGATTTTCGGATTCTATCCGGCGGAAGGTGTGCGCGGCACGCCAGCCCCCAAGAGCATTTGCCAATTGGGATCGACGGCATTCTACTTGGGCGAAGACGGTTTTTATCTTTTCGACGGCGCTATCTCTACCCCAATTGGTGTCGGCCGCGTCGATAAGACGTTCTGGAATAGTGTCAACACCTCCTACTTGCAGAACGTCTGCGGCGCTGTTGATCCGATCAACCGGTTGATCATGTGGCTGTATCCGTCCAATGCATCGCCCAGCGGCGTGCCGGATTCGATGCTGGTCTACAACTGGGCATTCAACAAATGGGGTTTTGCGCAGATCAATGCAGAATATATTTTCCGCTCGTTGACGCAGGGTTATTCGCTGGATTCGCTTGACAACTATGACGACAACCTCGACACGCTGCCATTCTCACTCGACTCGCGGGTATGGAGCGGCGGAAACATCGTCATGGGCGCTTTCAGTCCGGCGCATGCGCTTTCGTTCTTCACGGGTGCGGTGCTGAACACGCTGGCCGACACCGTAGAGAAGGAAATTTACCCGCAAACCGAGTTGTTCAATCAGCAGAATATTGCCGGTCACCGGGCGCTGGTGTTGAACACGCGACCGATGATCGATGGCGGGACGCCGGCCGTACAAATCGGTGTGCGCAGTCGGCTGATCGATACACCGACATTTGTTACCGCATCGAATCTCAATTTGAATGGCGATTGCCCAGTGCGCGCCGAGGGTCGGTATGTGCGTGCCCGGATCACCACCACCGGCACATTCAACCATTTGCAAGGTATTCAGGTTGATGTGAAACCCACGGGGCTGAAATGACCGCGCCGGGATACTCCGTTCCGCCGACCTACTCGCCCGATGAGAAGGCGCACCGCCGGCAACTGGGTGAGGGCGTGCAGAACCTGTTTCAGGGGAAGATGAACGCCACATCGAGCATCACGCTTAATGCGAGTGCCACCACCACCACAATCACCGATTCGCGCATTGGCGCGACCACACATATCTCGTTGAGTCCCACGACACCGGATGCGGCCACCGCGCTTGCGACAACCTACGTTTCCTCGCAGAAGAACGGAAGTGCTGTCCTGACACACGCGAACAGTACCAGCATCGATCGAACATTTTCCCTGCTTTTCATAGGCTGAATTCCCATGCTCTACGGCATCCAAATCGCTGAAATCGATGCGGTGTGGCCGGAGGTATGCCCGTGGATTGAGGCTGCGTGTCGCACCAACCGCGGCAAATACGACGCCGAGGATATCCGCCGCGGACTTCTGGCCGGCGCGGATCAGCTTTGGATTTGGAAAACGCCGACAGCTTTTGCAATCGGCATCACCCGCCTTGTTGACTACCCAAAACAGAAGGTCTGCACGTTACGTATCGTCACCGGCACCAATGCGGCCGAATGGCAGCATGCGGCCGTCGAGACAATTGAGCGCTGGGCCAAGGAAAACGGATGTCAAGCGATGGAGTTTTGCGCCCGGCCTGGTTGGGGTAAGCGACTGCGTAACCAAGGATATGAAATGACTCACAATTATCTGGAGAAGCCGTTATGAGTTCCGGCGGAAGTCAAAATTCCACCAGCAACAGCGTCTCGACGCCTTGGACTGGTCAGCAACCCTACTTGAGCAGCGTATTCAATGGCGCTCAGGGCACCTATAACCAGTATGCGGCCAACCCATCCTCTTCCGTAGCCGGGTTCACGCCCATGCAGAACCAAGCGATGAGCGAGACGCAGGGTGTGGCAAACGGCACGAACACCGGCGCCGCGTCAACCCTGAATAATTCCGCCAGCAACTATACGAATAATCTGGTCAATGGCGACTATCTGAACGCGAATCCGGCCAATAGCTCGCTGTCGAGCATTGCCAACGGCTCGCAGTTGAACCCCGCCAGCAACCCTTATATGCAGGGGATGGCAAATGCGGCGGATACGAACATCGTCAACGCCTACCAGACGGCCACGGCGCCGCAGACGAGCAGTCAAATGGAAGCGGCAGGCCGATACGGCTCCGGTGCCGCGGCGAACGCACAGAACATGGATCAGCAGGGCCTCGCCACGCAACTCGGTAACGCGCAGAACAATCTCTACGGCTCGATGTACCAGACGAATGAGGGTAACCAACTCAACGCGGCCGGCCAACTCAGCAACAATTACAACACGGCCGCCGGCCAGCAGTTGCAAGGTGCCGCCAACGCGCCGGGGCAAGTCAACTCGGTCAATAGCTCGATCTCGAATCTGTACAACATGGGCGGCAATCAGCAAGCTTTGGCGCAGAACCAGATCAATGCGCCCTGGCAGTTGCTGAACAACGAATCGAACCTGATCCAGGGCCAGTATGGCGGCAACACATCTACGACTCAGCCGTATTACACAAACTCGGCAGCGGGCGCGCTAGGCGGCGCTATGGGCGGCGCAGCGCTAGGCAGTTCACTCAGCGATGGGTCGAGTTATGGCAGCGGTGCCGGGGCGCTCCTGGGCGGTTTGATGGGCTATTCATCGGATCGACGTTTGAAACAGGATATCGAAACGACCGATCAAACACTGGAAAACGGTTTGCCGGTCTACCGCTACCGTTACCTGTGGGATGCGCCGAACAAACGCCGCTACGGCGTCATGTCGGACGAAGTGCGCCGCGTTGCGCCGGAGGCCGTATGGGTTGAGGACGGCTATGACAAGGTGAATTACGCCGCCATCGGAGCAAGCCATGTCCTTGCTTGGTAACGTCTTCGGCTTC